GCAACAACAGCGCTGAGCAGCGCTAAGGCGAGTAGTATTGACTTTCTAGTTTTCATTAGCTTCTGTTGCAAATTACTGGTTTTTAGCCTATAATCCAAAATTTAACAATCACCCGCCTTTTTGGGGTGAATGTCAGTATAATATCACTGCCTGAAATATTGTAGTCATCCGTCTCAGATAGCAGCACTCCGTTGTAGAATACGTCTATCAGGTTCGTATCTCCCGGCAGTGTGCCGCTGTTCTCTGTCACCGTCAGAGTATCACTTGCGGGGTTGTCGAACTTTTGCACATAGCGTGCAGCGCTGCCCTGCCTGATGTTCGTCACGAACTCGCCGGTGCCTAACGTGATATAGCTATTCGTGCCAAAACTGCCCGATATTGTCGCTGAGCTTACTGCTATGCTTGTATCGCCTGCCTGTAGGTTGCTAGTCACCGTGAACGTCTGTGTGTTGCCGGTTGTCCTGTCAATCATCGCGATAGTATCGCCTGCCTGCACTAAGCCGTCAACTGTTGCGGTGTCAATGCCTATCGTTGTTACCTCATCGCCATCGCTATAGCTGCTGTCACCTGTTGTGCTGACGATATGCCCGCCATCATCGAATGAGCTGCCGATAGGGTTGTTTGCGCTGACTCCTGGTATCGTAATTGGCCCTTCGCCAGGTGGAGTGCCGCCGCCGCCCGGCTGCCCATTAGGACCTAATGGCACGTCATTGATTACAGTAACCCCTGTTAATGTGTCGCTGTAACCGATAGAAAAATAGCGCCCTGCCCAATCTTCTCTTTTGCTGTTATATGTAGCCCTGATAGGTACATACTGTTCACCTGTATTGAGTTTTAACAGGTTGAAGAAATGAAAGTCATTGATAGATATGAATGTGGCATCAATCGATTTTATGGCTTTTCTTCGTTGATACAGTAACTCAATAGCCAACAGCCTCCTGATTGGGTAGTTCGTCCCTGAAAGCCCTTTAGACCAACTCAGGGTATTAATATGCTCATCACCGACTAATCTTGTTATACTGCCTGAGCTTGTGAAGTTTATCCTGTCAGAGAATATTACCTCTTTGCTTATAATAGCACTTGCGCCTGGAGTGTCAGGGTTTGTTAGGGTTAACAAATTAGAGGCAGCAGGAAAAGTGCCGTTTGTATTCATTGCCTGAAATGACAACCCTGATGCACTTATAGTTACGGTATCTACTGCTGTATTGAAAATGTTGCCTATTACTACCTGTCTGTTGTCAAAGTAGGTAATGAGCAGCGTTGCGCTATCTGTCCCTGCCGGGCTATCAGGAGTAACAAAATCAAAAGACTGAGTAACAGGCAGCCCGCTTTGCTGTATCGGCATTACTATCTGATACTCGTTTAGCCCGTCCTCAACCCATTGCGTATCGCCATAGTTGATGTTAGTACCTCCTGTTATCTCTGCAATTCTTTCTAACCTGTAGACATTAGCGCTTTGATCTCTGATTTCAATTTTCAGCCCGACAACATTGAAAACAGGCAGATGGTTATTCGTGAACTCAACATCTGATGTGAAAAGCCCGGATATTCTGTATTTTGAATTGTTGCCCGGTACTCCTGGTATTGTAGAATCTACTTCAAAGACTATCGTTTCCCCTTGCAGGTAATTCCTATCATCTTTATGCTTGAATTCTACCTCAACCCTACCAACAGGAGGGATGAAGAACTGCACACCTTCAGAAGCTGTAATAAAGTCACCGCCTGTCTCATCCACCTCAAAATCTACGCTAGATGAAGTACCTGGCTTTGTGCCGTCCTTATAGTACCTGTGCAAGTAGATGCTGCCTGTCTGCCTGAATTCATTGAACTGTATGAAATGCCATTTGCCATCAGACTGAAAAAACCTTGCGCCGAAGGTTGTGCAGATAGCTTCAAGGATTTCAAAAGAGGATTTATAAACGTAGGTGCCATTATCGCCTACTTCGTAAGCTGCCCGGTGGTCACCATAAACCCTGTCTATACTGTTGTCGCTTAGTGTGGCTGCTGTGTCATCCTCTTCGTACCACCTTACCACACTATGTAGATAGTCATCTGTTGCCCCCCAAAAATCCTGCAATCCAATCTTATCAAGGATATTGAATAGATGCTCCTTGAAGGTAACCCTGCCTTCATAGGCAGTGCCGTCATCGTTGTAGTTGATACCCTTAAGGCGGTTGATGCCATCCTTTGCTTTCATCGCAAATTCAGCATTAGTGTCTGCCCATCGCGTATCAAGGTATCTAACCTGATCTGCAAGCAGGTAGCCACACCAATACAGGTTGCTGCCTGACAATATCCTTACAGTGAATCGCCCCTCATCGGCAGTTGCGAAATCAGAAAGAAAGCTATTGAAGGCAGCAGCGTTTTCGCTTGTTCTGATTATCGAAAAGCTTAATGTAGAGGGTATAATCGCTACATCAGGGCTATCTTCTTCAGGTTCGTATGACAGCCTGAACCCATCGCCCCCTAAGCTCACATCAACCTTAGTCCCTGCAAAGTCTGAATCATGCACCTGCACAGTGTACGTCGTACCCTTAATCCCTGCGCTCGTGCCTTCAAACCTTACTGCCATTACCGTCCTAGTGTTTTGCTTGCGCGGTTGTACGAAAGAACAATATCTTCGCCCCTGATAACTGTATCTGCTACCATTTGCCCACCGCCCATATCGAGCATACTGTTAAGCCGGTTAAGCGGGATAACAGCCTCCCCGGAGCTAAGGCGTGCAAGGTAGGTGTCGTTCGGGTAGCCTGAGGGGACAATGCCGCCCTGTGCAAGGCCAACAATCCCTGCAAAAATAGAGCCAATGCCCCCGCCGCCCTTTAGTAACGTGCCGAACTGTGAAGCGAAGGTGCCACCGCCGAGAATCGGCCCTAATATAAGCGCTAAGACAGCAGCGACAGCAATAGCGCTGAGCAGGTCTGCAATAATCTTTTTCACCGTCTGCCCTAATGTCTCAGCGAATTGTCCAAACGCATTTTTGCCGCCCTCAACAAGTGTAGTAAAGAAGTCCTCAAAGGGTGCTGTGATTGTCTCTCTAACAAGCGCTACAGCAGCAAGCACCTGTTCTGATTGCGCAACTACTGTATCAACGCCTTTTCTGACGTTATCAAAGCCAGCGACGACATTTTCGACAACCTCTCTCGGCAGCCCGAAGGCATTAACAAGGTTTAGCGGGTCTTCGCGCTCGGATAATTGCCCTTGCAGCCTAGAAAGCTCTTCGCGTAAAATTTGAACTGCCAGACTATTTAATCCGAATTTTTGAGCAGCTTCAACTAGTGCATCCCTTGTTATTCTTATTTTTTGAGCTATGATGCTTTGTTGATCCTGAAAGCTTGTATTCTCACCAAGCACTGCTGCCGCCGTGTCTACCTTTTTGTATTCTTCACGCAAATCAGATAAGGCCTTGATAGCAATTGAACTGCTAGTGCTTATAGCCTTAAACTGCTCATCGTCACTGCTAATTGCATCCTGTAGCTCAGCATTAATATCTTCATTTATGCCCCTGAGTACACCCCTAAACTGAATTGACGCTTTTAGCGCATCAGCATAAGCCTGCTCAAGTAGTTGCACTTCACCTACAGGTCCTGTTGGTGTAGTATCAGTCGTTGTCGTCTCAACATTAGCAGTCACATTTTGAGTGCCTATGTCTGCTAATCGCTGCTGTATCTCTGTAAGGCTTTCAATTTGCTTTGCATACCTGGCGATTTCCGCCTCTGCTTCCCTGTAAGCAACACTTACAATAGTAGCGCCGTCCTTCAGGCTCCTTGATGTTCTCGCTCCGCTTGCCTGCGCATCATTAAGACGTTGAAAAGCCTCGAATTGCTTTTCCCTTACCTCTAACAGCTCCGTTTCTACCTCTTGCAGTTTTGCCTCTGCTGCCCTTGCGCGTGCGGTCTGTAGTATTGAATCGCGCAATTTGTTACGTGCAGAGCGCAAGTCGTCAACCTTTACTTTCTCAGCATCAAGGTTGCCAAAGTATTTAGGGTAGTCGCTCTGTAGTTTCTTAATAAGATCAAGCCGCTCCTCCCGCGTTATATTGCCTTGGTTTATTTTCTTGATTACAGCATCAACTTTTGAAACCTCCTGATCTGCCTGCTGTGCTGCTTTTCTGTTGACAAATTCTAATGAGCGCTGAGCGTTGGTAACTTGGTCAATAGCATTTTTATACTGAACGAATTTTGCAACGACAAGCCCGATGGCAGCCACTGCTAAGCCTATAATCGTCGCTTTTTGCGCTAACGATAGCGCCCTGAACGCGCTTGCGAGCCCCTTTGTAGAAGCACTAGCAGCGTTTGTTGCTGTTGCGTTTGTTGCTGTAGCCGTTGTTAGTACCTGTATTCTCGCTACTAATGTTGCAGCTCCTTTTGCTACACTTGCAAAGACATCGAACACACCTTTATAGATAGACAATATCCTGGAGCCAACAAATACAACAGGGCCGGCAGCCGCAGCAAAAGCGACTAACCGTAAGATGCTCCGCTTTGTCTCGTCATCAAGATCTTTGAATACCCTTACTGCATCATTAATAGACTTTGTTAGCCTGTCAACGATACTTTGAACACCCACAACTCTGTCAATCTCTTGCCCGACATCAGCAAGCGCTTTGCGCACCGAGATACCAAAGTTTTCAAAGGTGTTTGCTAAGCCTCCCTCAACACGCTCAAGGCTTGCTAGCTGCTTAACAAGAATATCGAAAAACTGCTCTCCATTTACGCCTGCTGCTCTGATAGCCTCAGCAGTTTTGCCACCGAATGCTTCTTGTAATTGCTCACCAAGTACAGGCGCATTCTCTAACAGGATTCCAATATCTTCCTGTAGGACTTGATTCTTTGCCTGTATCTGATTAAGCTGCCTTACAACACCTTCAAACTCATCAGCGCCGCCGCCTGAGGCAGCAACAGCGTTTGCAACTTGTGTAATTGCTTCTTCTGCTCTGCCTGCATCAACACCAAGCCCCTGTAGCTGCAAAGATGCTGCCACCGCCTGATTAAAGCCGATGCCGGGAGCCTCAGCAATCTTTTGTAGCCGTGTTAATTGCCGTTGCGCTTCCTCTGTAGAGCCTGTAACAGCAATAAGCGCTTTCTCGAATTGCTCAAACTCAGCAGCAGACTTTAACGCTCCGATGCCGACACCAACAATAGGTAGGGACACAGCCTGTGTTAGGGAAGTGCCGACAGACTCCATGCTCTGAGCAGTACGCCTTAATTTCCGCGAAGCTCTGTCCAGGCTCTTCTCGAAATTCCGAGTTATGACGCCTAACCTTACATTTAAGTCTGCTCTAGCCATTGCTGAATTTTTTGCGTGCTATCGCATCGTGCTTAGCGAAAATCTTTGCTCTTTCTTCTGCTGACAAAGGCCCTTTGCTGCCGCTTGTATTGATGCCTTCCCACACAGCGGGGAGTAGGTCCTGCGGCTTGACAGGCTTGCCCTTTTTGCTGTAAGGGTTAAGCATCCAGGAGCCTAGCAGGCTAATGCGCTGTAGCTCGCCCTTTTCTTGCTGCTCGTACTTCTTGCCCCATGCATCAATCCGGTTAAGGACAGCCCATACTTCATTATCCCAAAAGTCAGTCTCTGACATGCCTGCCATCCCGCAGGCGTAATAATGAAGCTGGCTAACATCTACTTCGCGCTCTTGGCTTTCTCCGCTTTGAGCGCTTTCGAGTTTTTTTCCTCATCCGCTGCCCATTTTTTAGCCAGCGACTCACCATATATTTCCAGTACCTCTGTGAGAAGGCCCGGCTTTTCGTCGAACAAGTCCATAACGTCATCAGCGCTAAGATTGAATTTCTTAGATTCTTTGCGGTGGCCCTCCTTTAGCCCGAAATAGAACAGATCAGCGATCTGCTCATAAGTCAGTTGTATAGGATTGCCTTCGCCGCCTGTAGCGCCGAGCATCTCGAAAGACTGCCCGATGGTGAGCTTATGTTTGATGCAAAAATGGTTGAGCGCCCGCATCGTGAAGGATACGGGCAGGCTCTTACCATCAACTTGGATTTCGTGTACCATGCAGATATTTTAGGTTGTGCTCATTGCCACCGCACCTGTGATGGTGAAGCTCGCTGAGTAGGTTGCATTCTCTTCCACCGCTGCTGTGACTTCATACTCTGTACAGAAGGCTGAGAAAGTGTAGATGTTGTCACCTGATACGCCTGTCTCAACAGTACAGCTTAGCTCTGTGCCGCCATCAAGCGCATCAAACAGCGTTCGAGGGGTTTCGTAGTTGTTTGAAGTGCCGTCCTCATTGTACAGCGCCTCAACAGTCAGCGTGCCGGACTTCTGCCCCGGTTCGCTTTCTGCCCAGCCGGAGCCAGGGTTGTCTTTGTGGATAGTCTCCCGCAACTCCCTGCTGAATGACAGGGTGCAGCTCGTCGCGTATGCAATTGGCGTACTGCCAATATACAGGCGAAGGTTAGTTCCGTTTATTACGCCAGTCGATGCCATAGCGATTTGATTTTATCCCACCATGTCACCTTCTTTGGTTTCACAGGGGCAGGTTCAAAAAATTCTTTTTCAAGTTCCACCTCCTGCACTTCAGGAGGCGGGTTGTCTTTCGAGTAGGAGGTGATATTCTCCACCTGCTCAGTATCAGGTATTGCAACGCCCTGTTTGATTAGCGCTTTAGCATACCTGTATGCTATATCAATGTGAGTGCCTGCTTTGTCGGTCCGACCTTTTTCGTCTGTCCAGTCTTTTATTAGCTTCACTCTCATCGCTTCATTCTTACTTGATAGCTTTGCTCGATTGCGAAAAAACCAAAGTCATCAATGAAGTCATTATCCGACTGGTTCGCAAAGCTTATTTTGTCTACCGAAACACCCTGTACAGTGCCTTGGTAGTGATCGAAAATCACCCTGCACCTTTCCGCTATATCCTGCGCATCGCTGTAGCTCGTTGAATAAATCAAAAGCGACATATCAATAACATCAAGCGGTGAAGGTCCGTCTTTGATATTCGTAGGCAGTTGGCTCGTGTGCTGATAGACGATAGCCGGATAGCCGGTATCTTGCGGTATCTGCACAGGGAATATCCTGCTGCCGACAAGCCCGGTTATCGTTGCATCGTTGCTCAATAAGTTATATGTCAGCTTGCCTAAGTTCAATCCAGGTTATTTTTTCGCGCTGCCTTGCGCTTCAAAGCATCAATTTCGCGCTTGATGTAGGATTCAACCCTACGCTGTTGGCCTACTAATGCAGGTATCATCACCCTGTCCCGGAATGCCTTTGCACTGCCGTATATCATCTGAGCATAGAAGGCGTTAACGTTGCGCTCGTTCTTGCCATAGCTTTTTGCCCGTGCGTTGCGCAAAATCCGTGGCCCTATGATAGCACTGATTGCTCTGCGAAGGCTTAGCACCCTGATGGATAACTGCAAGTTGCCTGGGTAATAAGCCACCCTGTCCTCCGTCCTGCTGCCCCGTTTTGCTCTAAGGCTCTTCACTATCTTGCTGCCGCTGCTGTAGTGGTAATGTACCTTGTTTGATCGTGGTGCTTTTGCCCTTGCTGCATATTGCACGAACTGCCCTGCCCTGCGGTTAATCCGTTGACGCTCTTTTGCGTCTGAGATTTCAGCAGCAGCCTTTGAAATCCGCAGCATCAAATCTTCAACTTCGCGCTGATCTACAACTAATGCCATCTCAATAGCTCGTTATCGGTTCGTCAATCTCGCACTCTAAGCGCATATACATCTGCTTTGCATCAGGCAGCACTGTTCGGATGTTGAATTTCTCATTATTGTGAGTCATTCGCCATTCAGCGTTAATCTCGCTGTTGAACCGTATTGTCACTAAGCAGTTAATGCGCGATGTAATCCGGCTTGCCTCTCCGCTTTCGTCTGAGCCTGATTCTTTGTACTCAATGTGCGCCCATGTTTCAGGCTGCGGTGTGTACGTCTTCTCCTTTTCGCCGTAATCATTAGGGGTATAGGTAGGCTTTAGGAATTGTACCCTGTGCCGCATACGCCCTATGTTCTCCTTTTTGTTGTACATCAGAAACGGCTTACTCTGTAGTGATCGAGCATCACCCTGCTCTGTGTCGGAAGATTGTACACGCTGTCCTCCCGGTTGTCGTACCATGCGCCAATCATCAGTAGTAATGCCTGTTTGATTGCTACAGGCACACTATCAGCATCCGCATAGCCTGCCCGGAATGTCACCACAACGCTTGCAGGTATATCCTGTGCTGACTGCCATGAATAGCCATATACAGGTGATACGCTCGGTGGCCGTCGATAGGTGTCAACCTTGTAATTAGCAGCGTCCTCGGTTATGCTCGTGCCATCCTCGGCTGTGTACACCACGCTTGTAACGCTGATAAGCGGTGAGCGCCAAAGCACTAACGACTGATAAGGGTTAAGCCTTGATGTTGCCGGGAATCCATCAAAAGCCTGCTCATAAGTTGTATCAATCAGCGCCAAATTCGTGTATTCTTCTGCCTGTTGCCGGGCAGCAGTAATAAGCGCTGTGATATAATCGTCATCAGCGGTGTAGTCTACCTTGAGGTGTGCCTTTGCTTCCGCTAGGCTTACAGGCTCTTCAGCAGGTGCTGACGTAACTTTGAGCATTTACTTTCGTGGTTTGCGCCCGCGTTTCTTGCGTGCTGGCTTCGGTTCTTCAGGCTTCTCTTCTACCTTTTGAGGCTCTGCTTTCTGCTCGGTATCTGCTGCCTTTGGTGCTTCAGGCTTCGGGGCTGCAATTGTTGCTGTCCTGCGCTCTGCTGCCTTCCTGCTAACAGTAGTTTTCGCAGTGCCGACAATCTCCGCAAGCCCTTTGCGCTGTAGCTCAGCAGCTTTCTCGTCTGTTACGGTTTGAAGGGAACCCGCAGGGAAGGTATAATCCCTCCCTGCAAGGCCCTGAAATACTCTAACTTCCTTCATTAGGTTGCAGCATTTTGCAGCACCTTGATGGCGTTGGCTTGGATCAGCTCACCGTCCATGCGGCGGTAAGAGATGAAGCCAACCTTCAGCTCGTCCATGTAGCGCTCCTGCATACGGACAAACACCGGGTCGCCAGCAAGTCGGATAACGTACTTGGAGAAGTCACCGAAGGCGACAGGCTTGTTCGATGCTCCGAGGTCTGCCATGTCGTTGTTCACGCTGTAGGCATAGCCCTCAAGGGTGTCAGGCTCGCCATCGCGCATCGAAGGCACCCACAGCGGACGGTCATCAGCAGAGCCGAAGCTCAGCTTCTTGATAGCAGCAAGGGTAGTGTCGTTGAACATCCAAATGCCGTTCGGGCGGTAAGCACGGTCTACGCTGTGCAGAAGGTCGACAAGCTCAGCGCGGGTGATCGCATCAACAGCAGTAGCCGTTTTGCCAACAGTAGCAGCAGTCACAAAACCGTTAGGCTGCGCAGTGCCTGTGCCGGTAGTGGCGTGCTGGTTGATGATGCGCCCAAGGCGCTCAGCAAAGCTGTCGATGATGAAGTTCTCCAGGTCGAATGCTGAGTCCTGCGCAAGCTGTACAGATACCTTCACAATACCAGAGGTATAGGTGTAAGCATCAAGCACTTTGTTCGCAAAGGTCATATCCTGAACAGTAGCAGCGCCTGCTGTTTCTGTAAGGATAGAGCCGATCGCTGAGGTGTCGTCAACCGTGGGCCAGTCCACCTGGTTACCTGTA